TTACCTTGAAAACCTGCTCCACCTGCATATCTTGCTATTTGACCACCTGCATAAATTTTACCAGCGCTTTTTAAAGAATCACCTATTCTGCCTGTTTGATCAAAACTACCAATACCAGCCATTGCGGCTGCAACTGCTGGGTTAAAAGGAGCAATAAAAGGAGCAGCTTTAACTGCTATTGCTGAAATTTCATTGGGTATGACTTTTCTAACAAAACTTTTAATTGAACTTCCAATACCAAAATTTTCTCTAGGAGCAACTTGCATGATGCCGCCGTTTGCTTGTAATTGTCTGTTCATTAAAGATCTAGATATCGCCATAATTTAAATATATTTATACTGTTAAGCAGGCGTAGAAATCCTGTAAATATTATACTTTATTTGATTTTTTTAGACTCGTCAACAGATTTGAAAGGTCTTCCTGCTTGCCACAAATCATCTCTAAATCGACCCGTATAACAATATTCTCCGACGTGAGTTATAGGGGCATCTATATAAGCATATACCTTACCTCCTATATCCGTCCATCTTTGACAAAATCCAAAGTCTTCTCCAAAATATCTTTTAGTTTTAAGGTCGTGTAATGTGTCAAATAAATTGTACATATTGTCTTTTTTAATCTCTTTACCATTAATGTTGGTAGGCTGATATATCTCTAAATGAGGGTATTCTTTAATCATTTTTTCAAATACATTTCTTTTAATCAACATACATCCAGTTGGGGCATGAGTGAGTTCCATTAATCCCTGGTCCACGCTTATTGAATTAGGGTTCTCTACTTTAACAGGAAAGGTAAATCCTGCTGTAGCCAAGTCTTTTTCATTACTAATAGCATCTTCTTTAGTATTAAGTCTTCGCCATATTTTATCCCAACTTAAAAGTTTCATTGGATAAGGACAAGATATAATATCTTTATCGAACTCTAACATTTTAAAAATAGTTTTATGACTAAAATCAATATCAGAATCTATAAATAACAGATGAGTATAATTATCCTTATGGTTTAAAAATTCTGCTACACATAAATTTCTACCTTGTGTAACTAACGATGATTTAAGTAATGTAAAACTACATTGTATTCCTTCCTGAGAACACGCCATTTGAAATTTTAACACTGCTTGACAGTAGTGCATACTAACATCACTATGGCAAGGAGTACACACCATAATTTTGTGAGGTGAAGTGCCTAAGTTTATTTCAGTTACTTTATTTTCTACCTTATTAGTTTTAATTGTTTGATAGGTATCATCATTTGCTGCTTCAGTTTTGTCTACGTTAAACCATATGGGTTCATTTGGATTTGGCATTTATAGCTCCTTTTAAAAATGTAGTCCACGCAGAGGCTTGTTTTGGCCAAGAATAATATATCTGAGTGTAATTAGATTGAGTTGTTAGATGACTGTGTATTTGTGGCTCGTGTAAAGTTTCTGCTGCAGCAGCAATACCATAGGCAAACTTTTCTGCTAAAGCTTTATAATTACTATCATAAGGAATATACATTGGAAACTCTGCTCCTGTTTCAAACAAAGCTCCATAATCTGTTACAATACTATATAATCCTGCTGACATTGCTTCCAATAAAGAAATACATGAAGTCTCTTCAAAGATACTAGGATAAACATACATATTATAATCTGGTAAATGTTCTCTAATGTATTCGTTGGGTTTATATCCGATGTAATTTACATTGGGTAAGGATTCAGCTTGATCATATAATGCTTTATAGTTATGATTATTTTGTTCATAAAACTCTTTACCATATACTTCACACGAAGAATAAACATCTAAAGTAATTAATGGGTTTTTAATTAATTGCATTGCACCAAGTAAAATAGATAATCCTCTCCAGGGTGTATTCTGGTGAATTATTCTAATAGGTTTACCTTTTTTATAATGTGGAGATTGCTTTATTTTCTCAACTCCATTTTTAATAACCACACATTTTTCAGTAGGAATACCAAACATCATTCTAAATTTTTCATAGTTCCAGTGAGAATTAAAAACATACCAATCGTATTTATGATGATTAGATTTATCTTTAAACCAAGGATATAAATTAGGTTGATCGTAAGAATTTTTTTGCCAAAGTACATTAAGTTTATTAGGATCTAAAGGTACTTTACCTGGTACACTAGTACAAATTTGTGCTTGATCTAATAAGTTTTTATCTACGTATTGATGTAGAAAACCTAATTGTAATTCAGTTCCCCCTTTAGGGTTTTGGTTTCTTATTTTCATTCATAACTTTCTGGAAAACATCCAATCCTTTCGGTGAGACATGAACTGTAACATCGGTTACAATATCAGAACCCTCTACTTTCTCTTTAGACGTTTCGCCTGTTTTTGTGTTTCTATAAATTGTTATAGTTGTACAATCTATTTTATGTATATTATCCGTTTTCATTCTCTCTGTTTATAAGCGCATAACTAACTACTACTTTAAGTTTATTAGCAGTTTCTGCTTGAGCTTTTATAGCATCTCCTGCTTCTAAATTCAACCCTTGTTCTGTAGCGTTGACTGTGCTTGTAGCAGGTATGTCTTTTCTAAAAAATTCTACATCTGTACTAGCAGATGAATCTCGTAAGTCACAATTAACTAGTACGGCTCCGGTACTATTATTAGATACATATACAGATTTTATAATAGCTATAGCAGACGTAGATATTGTTAAAAGAGTTGTCATGGCCGTTCCGTCTAATATTTTGCTAGCGTTTTTATATTGTATTGTCATGATAAAAAGTAATTAAAAGCGTCTTGTTCGTTTTTTAAATCTTCTTGAAAAGAAAAATTAAGTTGTTGTTTCATAGTAGTCATAGACTCAATAATTTGTCTTTGATTTTCTACGTCATACTCTTGTGCAGGTTCAGGTATATAGTTAGTTAGTTTAGCCATTACGCTCTATTTATTTTTCTTAATGTCTTAGCAAACCTAGCTCTTTGACCTAATTTACCTTTTGCCTTAGCTGCTTTATTTAATTTATCTAAAGGTATCTTTTCACCTTTTTTAATATTTAAAGCTTTTCTTAAAGAACCTGGTTTTTTAATTGCTTTTTTAATATTTAATCTTTTAGTCATTATCTTCTCCCGTCTGGTTGTGCATCCATTCTAAAACTACCATAACGCCAAGTTTCACCCGCAGCGTCGTTTTCAACTTTTAATGATAGTAATCTTCCTCTCGCTCTAGTGTCTACTTTATCAGTAGTGCTGGTTATTGTAAAGGGACCTAAAGGGGAAGCTGTTTGAGCATCGGACGGATAATCGGATATAAATAATGTTACTTTGGAGTTACCTACTAAGAATTTATAATCAGGCATAAATCTTCTCATTGACATAAATAATTCTCCATCCTCAATATCAAAATCTCCTGATCTTATAAAAGCATTAATTGAAGTTCTGCCTGAACTATTGACTTGATCCGTTCCTGTTTCATGAGCATAATATATACTTGCACCATATAAATTAGTAATTCCTAAAATACTTGAAAAAACGGGAGTATCTGTAGTCTCGTAATCGGTTGCGTAAGGGTTATTAAATACACCTTGATCCTGATAAGTGGTTCTATCAAGAGAAGAAGTGGTCCAAACATTTTCTTGGTAATTATATGTTACACATCTATCAATTTGTTCCGATCCTGATTTTGGATAAAACCAATTTACTTCAGTATATAAAGAATTAGGAGAAGAAAAAACTACATCAGCGGAATCAAAATTAAGACCTAAGTTTCCATTTTGAGTAGTAAATACAAAGTCTTCAACTAAACATGGAAGAGCTTTTACTGTACCATCGTACATAAAAAACCCGCCTTCATTAGACATCCAATACACTGCACCATTAACATAAGAAGCGGCGTGCTGTCCTATACAACCACAGTTAGTACCAACTTGTCTAACACTGAACGTAAAAGGTGGCCCAACAAATTGAATTACATAAGCTGCAAGGTCCGTTAATACAAAAACATAATCTTTACCTTGTAAAGCTGCTCTTATTTGATTACCTGTATCTAATCTAAAAGTACCCGCAGTATTAGTAGCAGTAGGTAAATAAGTATTTAAATCTTCTTGGTTTGAGAATCTTACAAACATAGGGTCTTGAGTTGCAGAATTACCAATAGTTGTTTCAGTTCCAAAATGAAATAAGTGTCTATCTCTGTCTGAGACTAACGTAAATCTGCTTGCTGTTGGATTACCTGTTGTCACAGAACCGGATGTTGATTGAGAAGCTCTTACTCCTCTTGCACTAGAGGCTCCTGCGTTCCAAGTAAATGTTTTGCCATCAAAAATAGTTGCAACTAATACTTCTCCAAAATTATCTAAACTCCAATTACCGGGATCTAAAGTTACAGTGCTTGTAGATCTTTCTGTTCCCCAAGTTTCATCTCCCCAAGCAGATGTTCCCCAACCATATCCTGAAGTTTGAATGGTTGGTCCAACTATAATATAAGGATTAACAGTTGCAGCTCCTGCTGCAGTCATGCCAGATCCTCCTTCATTTCTTACAGCTTGAACAGTAAATTTATCAACTGTTGCAACTGTTAAAATTTCATAAACTTTTTCTAATTCAGCTGCGGTATAGTCTGATGCGCCTGTAACAGTCACAGAAGATAAGGTCACATATCTTCCGACTTTTAGACCATGTGATCCTTTATTAACTTGTAATACATTTGATCCATTAACAGTTGTTAAGGTACATCCTGTTATAGCTGTATCTAATGGAGTAATATCAAAAAAAGCATTACCATAATATAAAAATAAACCTTGAGAAGTTCCAATAGCAGCATAGCGTTCTCCTGCTAATGAAGTAAAAGAAATCTGTGCTCTAGCTGCGCCAGGTAAAGTTTCTTGAGCCACAGTAAGTTGCTCCCAACCTCCTATTTTTTCTGGCGCGGTATATCTAAAACGCACAAAATCTCCATCTACCCATTGTCCTGGAAGAGCGGAAGGTACGCTTTGTTTATTAAAACCAGCTGCAAAATTTACTTTTTTTAAGGCCATAATTGTACTATATATTAATTACTAATGCATGAAAAGAAAGAAATATATGCAGAAATAGACTTTAATCTATTAAAAAATTCTTTTAACAAAGAATGGTTAAATTTAGTGTCTGATATGTATGTAGATCATGTAGGAGAATTATCTAATAACTATTTTAACGATCAAGGTTTATTTAAAGGAAGATGGGAAAAAGATAAAATTATTAAAGACGATGTTTTGTATTTTAATAAATTACTATACCCCCCAAATTACGCGATCTTAGACTATGTATTAAAAAATATTAATTTTTTTAAAGATAAAAATATCATAGACAATGGTTGTGGTTTTGGAATTTTATCTGTTTTTTTAGATAAGATTGATATTAAGTGTTTTAATTATGATAACTTAGCTCATGGGGTTAAAATGGATTCATATAATAATTTTTTAAAAAGGATTAATAAAAAATTTAATAAGCAAATTAACTTAATAGAAACAGATTTTAAAGATAAAAAATTTGATGTCGTAATAAATTCTGGAGCCTCTTTAGATCACCCCAAACTTTTAAATTGCGGTTTATATTTATTGGATACAAAAAAAGAACCTGTATGTGCGGATATTAATTATAAACTAATTAAAAAATATAGACCTTTAGAAGTAAAGTCTAATTTTTTAAAGCCTTCTGTTTGACAAAATATTAAACAATATGTTATATAGATTATATTAAATGAAAGAAAAAATGAAAATTGAAGATGGAATAATGGTATTACACAATATCGTTGATAAAAAATTTTGTCAAATGGTAGTAAATTATTCTAATAAAGTTTGTAAAGGTAAACTACCTACTGCTGGCGGCAATGAAGATTATAGAAGAGTAAATGGACATATTTTAAAAGATACAAATATAGGAGATAAGATTTATTTTCAATTAATAAATAATCAAATTAAAAATTTCTACAGCCATTATAAATATAAATTTCCTCGATTGATGTCGAACGTTTTAAGTCAAGTGGATATATTAAAATATAATGTAGGAGGTAAGTATGATTATCACATAGACACTTCAGATTCAACTTATAGAAATATTAGTATTATTATAAATTTAAATGAAAATTATGAAGGAGGAGATTTACTTTTTTCAGATCAGTTCTTTAATGAAACTAAAAGAATACCTCTTAAAACAGGAAGTGCTGTTATTTGGCCTTCAAATTTTTTTTATCCACATAAAATAGAGCCTATCACAAAAGGAAAAAGATATAGTATTGTAGCATGGCTTGTATAAGAAAAGATTACAGATATAAATTAATTAAAAATTTCTTAAATGAAGAAGAATTAAATTTATTACAAAAATATGTAATAAACAAATTAGATAAATTATCCTCGGCTAGTATTTTCAACAACGATGTTTCTGTAGCTCCTTATTGTCTTGATTATAAAAAAGATGATTTTATGGAAGTTATTTTAAAATCAAAACTTTCATTAATAGAAAAAGAAACCGAATTAAAACTATATCCTACCTATGCTTATTGGAGATGGTATCCTTACGGAGCTGTTTTAAAAGCCCATAGAGACAGACCTTCATGTGAAATTAGTGTAACTGTTAATATTTATAAAACAAAAAATTGGCCAATGGTTATAAATAATAAAAAAATTGAAATAGAACCAGGTGAAGGACTTATTTACTTAGGAATAGAAGACAAACATTCGAGATTTGGATTCAATAAAGGAGAAGCATTAGCTCAATTATTTTTACACTATGTGGATAAAAATGGATTATTTCCTCACCATAAAAATGATGAGATTCTTAAAACAACAAATCAAGTATTTAATTTTGAAGACAAAGAACTTATAAATATATTAAGGAGCAAAAGAAAATAGTAAATATGAAATACGTAGATGATATTATATTAACAAAAGATTTATTTAATTTATATAGTAGACTTATAAATGTTAATAATTGGAATTTAGCAAGGAGTTCTCTACCTAATCAAGATTATGGAACTTTTCCAGGATTTACGGTTAGAGATAATAATGTAATTTACAATCAATTTTGGGATGGTTATTTTGTTTCTTTATTTGAAAGAATAAATCAAAAGTTTTTTGAAAAATATAATTATACGTTACCTAGTTTAATTGATAGAATTCATTTAGGAGCTAAAAATATTGACTCTTACACTGAATTTCATAGAGATAATCAAGAAAATCATACCACCACTATTGTAGGATTTTTAACACCCCTATGGGCAAAAGATTGGGGTGGAGATTTACAAGTAGAAGAGAAAAACATAGAATTAAAACCAGGTCGTTTTGTTATTTTTGATAGCAATAAAATCCATAATGGCAAAGGTCCTAATAAAAATATTCCGTATTGGAGAATAAGTATTAATTATAGGTTAAAATATGGCGATTGAAAAAACAGTTAAAATAGAAAATTTCATAGGTATTTATGATAATTATATAACAGCAGAAGAATGTGATAAGGCTATTAAATTATTTGAAAATCAAGATAAGTTTAATAATACATTAAATAGAATTGGTTTTGAAAAAGCATCTGTATTACAAAAACAAGATCAACAATTTTTTGCAGCCTCTAATAATTTAGATGTATGGTATGAAGATTTAAAATCTATGATAATTAATTTTGAAATGGCTTTTAAACATTACGTTGACAACACTGGAGCAGCTGATGCTTATGGAGTTCCTTGTTTTCATTTTACTTGTTTAAAAATACAAAAAACTTTACCTACAGAAGGTTATCATATTTGGCATATAGAACATAATAAAGGATTTGAAAGTGAACCTAGAGCTTTTGTTTATTCAATTTATTTAAATGATGTAGAAGAAGGTGGAGAAACAGAATTCTTACATTTTTCAAAAAGAGTTAAACCAAAAAAAGGAAGAATAGTTATATGGCCAGCAGGTTTTCCGTATGTTCATAGAGGAAACCCTCCTATATCTAATAAAAAATATTTATTAACTTCCTGGATGTTATTAAGATAATTAAGTTTTTATAATATATATTACTGCCAAATAGGGTTGAACAACAGAGGTTGCATCTCCTGAAAAAGTAGCACTCATATTGTGCGAGTGTGTACCTCCACCTCCCGCGTTACCAGAATTACCACTACCTGTACCGAAACTACCCCCTGAACCACCTGCAAAAGATCCAGAAGCAGCCATAGCTGGATGAGAGTGACTAGGTAATTGTGATGTAGTTAAAGTTGCATTGGCTGTCGAACCGCCAACATTTCCTGTATTAGTTGTTGTCGCTGCACCACCAGTTGAAGCTAAAGCTTTGTTGTTTGATTTACCTAAAACTACTTTGTCTTGAATATCAGGTAAATTGAAAGTAGATGAACCATCACCTGCTCCATAGGTAGTGCCCACAATTGCAAATAAAGCGGAATAAGTAGACCTTGAAACTGCTGCGCCAGTGCATTCTAAAAATCCAGAGGGAATAGAACCAGATGACCATTCAACAATAGTTGCTGTAGGAATTCCTTCAATACCTGTTAAATTTGCTCCTGAAAAATCGTATTTTGTTGCTTCGTAAGTTGCCATTTTTTTTCCTAAGTTTTTATAATATATATTATTGTTAAATAAGGTTGAAGAACAGAGGTAGCGTCACCTGTAAAAGTTGCACTCATGTTATGAGAATGTCCTCCTCCACCGCCTGCAGAACCTGTACCACCTGGATTACGAAATCCACCACTATAGGGCATCTCAGCATTTGATGGATTTCCACCTGCTGGTGCAGCTGCGGGGTGACTATGTGAAGCTATTTGTGGACTACTTAAAGTAGCATTGGCTGTCGAACCTCCAACGTTTCCAGTTGATTGAACTGTATTTGCACCACCCGTTGAGCCTAAAGCTTTAGTTCCTGATTTACCTATTGGTAGATTGTCTTGTAAATCTGGAACGTTAAAAGTAGATGAACCATCTCCAGTACCATAGGTTGTACCTACAATTGCAAATAATGCAGCGTAGGTTGATCTTGAAACTGCTGCACCATTACATTCTAAAAATCCAGATGGGATAGATGAGTTTGACCATGGGATAATAGTTGCTGAAGGAATACCTTCAACCCCTGTTATATTTGATCCATCGTAATCGTATTTTGTTGCTTCGTAATTTGACATTTTTTCCTACGTTTTTATAATATATATTAAAGTTAAATAAGATTGAACAACAGAAGTTGCATCACCTGTAAAAGTCGCACTCATATTATGACTATGGGTTGAATCACCACCTGTACTACCTGAACTACTAGGATTAGCCCCTGTTCCAGGTCCTGAATTATTTAAATTTCCCGGTTGGGTTCGACTTCCACCTCCACTTGGATGCGAGTGAGGTGCCAGTTCAGGAGTTGTTAAAGCATGAGCTCCCGTTGAACCGCCAATATTTCCTGTTGATTGAACTGTATCTGCACCACCAGTTGAAGCTAAAGCCTTAGTTCCTGATTTACCCATGGCTGCATTATTTTGTAAATCTGGAACGTTAAAAGTAGATGAGCCATCACCTGCTCCATAAGTAGTACCTACGATTCCAAATAAAGTAGAATAAGTTGATCTTGAAACTGCTGCACCATTGCACTCTAAAAATCCAGAGGGGACAGAAGCAGATGTCCAGGGCACAATAGTTGCCGAAGGAATCCCTTCAATACCTGTAAGGTTTGCTGCATTGAAATCGTATTTTGTTGCTTCGTAATTTGCCATTCTAATTATAAAATTAGAATTAAGAACTGTATGAAACTGGACGAGCTCCTAATCTAATTATTTTCTCCTCTGCTGTTTCACTATCTATATTGTTGTTATCCCAATTAGATTGAAGGTTAATTAAATGGGTTGAATCCCATCTATCGATAAAGTCTTGAAAATTTCCTAAGTTAGCATCTGTCCAACTTGAATGAGGAGTAGTATCTTTGTACTCTACCTCATCATTAGAGTTTGAGGTTCCATATTGGACTGCCCAAATATTTGAAAATTTAGACTGATTCCAAAAAGAGTCATCATTAATAATATAGCTAGTCCCAGCAGCATCTCCTGTTTGTTTAATTATATTTTTATCTTCTATTATAACAGACCAGTTTGCATTTGTTGCCATACTATTTCTCCTTGTAAGTCCAACCAGTTGTTGCATCTCCTGAAAATACTAAACAAAAACCAGCACCTTGTGTATTAACAACAAGGTCTGCTGCTGCATTAGCTATATTAGAAGAATTTCTACCAACAGTCAATGCGTTAGTATTAAAATCATAACCTTGATCTATAAAAGCTACTTCATCGCCAGTAGCCGGTGATGCGGGAAGCGTTACTGTAACTGCTCCACCATTTGTATTTACTAAAAGTTGAGCTCCAGCTTGAACTGTTTCAGCTGCGGATACTGCTCTCCATGTTTTTAATTCACCTGCTTTTACAACATTAGTTCCATTAGAATATAAAGTGTAAGTGTGACCTTCACATAAAAGAACACCAGTACCTGATGCTGTTTTAAAAGTTAAGGTATTGTTAGCATGATTACATGCATCTTCTACTATGTATGTTTTTTCAACTGAATTTGGAATACTAACTGTTAAGTTAGAAGCTAAAGTACCTGTTAATTTTATAACTTCGTTTTTACCATCGGATACTGCACCATTAGTAAAAGTTAAAGTTCTATTTGCGTTAGTTACATTAAATGTATCAAAACCACCAATAGCTTGTTCTAAAATTAAAAGGTTAGTGTTTGTAATTTGTCCCCAAGTTCCAGAATTTTCACCTGTTGCTTGAACTGTAAGTTTTAAACTTGCTGATGTTGAATTTGCCATATTAAATTCCTTATATCGTTTATTTTATTAAAATAAAGAGTTAGTGTCAAACTCTTTATGCAACGACTTCTCTCCAGCCTGGAGGGTCTATTGGAGCGGAACCGGTATTTACTTCGTCCCAGATAAGAGCATTAGCATTGTTTATGTTCATAGTCAACCCAAATCCATTAAACGTTGCATTAACGTCAGTAAATGCAGATACAGAAGCAACTCTTGCTAACATAAGATTTCCAGTAACATTTACTTGTTGGTTTAAATCTATTGTTTCATTACCTAAATTAGCACTCATTGCTACACCTGTTGGAATAGATAAAACATCTCCTTGCATTCCAAGAGTACCTAAAGCACCTATCATGAAGTTTCCAGTTACTGCTGCATCAGGTGCAGGGTCAACAACACCTAAAGTTAATTGAGCTACATTTAAAGTGTTTGCAACAATAGTTGCATCACCACTAATTTCTGTAGGAGTTCCTAAAGCTGCTGTCATTGCAATTCCAGAAACATCTGTTTGAACAGAACTACCTGGTTCACCCCAGTCATTATCTCCCCAACCAAGTCTACCCCAACCTGCTAGGTTAAAGGCTTCAACAGTTCCAAGTCCCATAGCAGCGGCAACACCTATAGGCATTGCATCAGGACTAGCATCAACTGTTCCTAAATTAGATGTAAGTGAAATACCTGTTGGTGAAACTTGAGCTAAACCAAAAGCGGTTACATTTCCTAAACCTGTGGATAATAATTGATTGTTATTTGTAGATGGACCTGTATTAGCATCAGCTGTTGTAGTAACGCTTCCTAAACTAAATGTTGTAGAAATTCCTGTAGGAATAAGAGTTCCTCCGATGCCCCAACCTTGAAGACCCCATTCTTGTCTTCCCCAACCTAAATTAATTTCTGTTGAGCTTGACTCGTCTCCGAGTGTTGCAGACATACCAAATCCTGTAGGGATAACTGTTGGATTAGCATTATCACCCCATTGATTTTGACTCCAAAAGCCAGTGTTCCAAGTTCCTGATGCCATAGGAGTTTACCTCCTATTTAACCAGAGATTCTTAAAATCGCTGCTGTTGATGTTGGTGCTGGAAACTGAACTGTAAACGTACCTGAAGTAGCTGTTTTATCTGCTCCGAAATCTAAAACACAAACTGCAGAGTTAGTAGTTGCAGATGATGTGTTGTAAATTAAAGCTCCTCTAGCTGTCAAAGTAACGTTTTGAAATGACAAATCAACAAAGTCCGCTCTTGCGACACCAGCTGTTAAAGAAGTTGGAGCATTAACAAGTGCACCACCACCAGCTGAATAGTTTGCTGATGTAACTTCGTTAGTAGGTGCAGAAGTTAATAGAGAAGTTGTTGCTGAGTTAAGAGTAGCTGAAGAAGTATAAAGAGCTAACTTATATTTATCACCACCAGATTGTTTAAAATTAGAGTCACCCTCTAGTAGTAATTTTTTAAAGTTGTTTGCAATTGCTTGTGTTATAGCCATAGTTTTCTCCTTACTGTTTTCCTATTCGAGGAACACCACTTTGGTATTCATCTCGTCTTCGTCTTCCCATTTGTTCTATTGAGAATCCTTTGACTGCTTCGACATATTTTTTATCATATAACTGGAGCATGTCAACGGGTCCTTTTAAAAATCCGTAAGCCTCGACTAGGCAAGCATACAATAAGCCGTTGGGAAATTCGGTACTTAAGTATGTAGTGCTATTTGTACTCGATAATCCAGCTGGTTTCAAGATATAATTTAACTGAATAGTATAAGTTGCATTTGGTGTAGGAGCCACTACTATTCTAGTTTCGTCCCAGTTGCTGTAATATTTTGGCACCCCAGTGGCTGCTGCAGGATTAAATTCCGACATAAAGCTAGTATCTCTAAACTGTAAAAAATCTCTGTTTTGATCTGTGCTTCCATCCGCTAAATCTGAGTCTACAATTTGAGCAGATCTTATAATTAATAAACCGGGTGGTACGTCTATAAACCTAGTAGACGCTATTAAGTTAGCTGAAACATATCTTCTATTATTATCAGAATCTACTTCTCTTAAAATTCTAAATTCAGCATCTTCAATAAACCCATTTAAAATAGTATCTGTAAAAACATTACTAGATACTTCTGTGTAATCTATAATTTTTTGTTTTAATTCTGCGTATGTCATTAACTTCTCCCGTCCGTTATATTAACATTTAAAGGACCAGCAAGGCAACCATTTCCTCCACCAGGTCCATACACATCTATTAAAAAAGTACCTGGACTTGTAGCAGGTAAATTATAACCGTTTTGATTAGTAATTGTTGGGGGCTGACTTCCACTTGGAGAAGTTGTGGTATTTAAAGAAACAACATTTCTTGTTCCAAAAATATTGGCTCCTGAACTGTGAGCACTTGCAATAGTGTTAGCAGGAGTTTCTCCTCTAAATGGGGAATTAGTTCCTCGAACTAAACCTGATAAAGTTTTTGTACCAGAATTATATGTTGTATATTGAATTACTTCATTTTCATATAGCCCACTTGTAGAATTAATTTTTTCAATCATTATAAAGCCTCCAGTAGAAATAAAACCAAGGTCATCTGTAACAGTCAGAGTTTGAGTCGTAGCATTTATATCCGTTGCTAATGTTGTAGATAATTCTAATTCTTGAATACTTCTTTGAAGAGCAGTTGTAAGGGAGAATAAAGGTTGTTGAATACTCATTAATCTTACTGCATCATTTATTTCTATTCCACTATTAGGTTGATTAATAACATAAGTTGTAAAAGTACCACCGCTTCCAGTGGTGATAGGGTTGTCTACTAAAAAATCTGGAGTAGGTGGTTCTAATCTAGCCGGTCTTGGATGTTGTAATCCTTGTGGATCAGCAGTAAAAGGTTTTGGTTCTAATTGAGGTTGTTTAGGTTCATACTCTGAAGTATGTACTCTTGCACCATTCCATTCTCTAACCATTTCAGTATATGGATATTGCAAACCGCTTCGGTCTGAAATAAATAATGCATGTTTTCCTCTTGCTGTGTTACCCATAATTATATACTCGGAAAGTAAGTTTTAGGTGAAATGTAAACGCTAGCTGAAGACCCATCTTCTTCTAGAGCTCTAGACAATTCATCTTCATAAATTAATTTTAATTCTTGTATTCTCGGTTGTGCATATTTCATAGCTAAGTAGTAAGATAAACCTGCTACCATACATGGTACAAATCTATAAGGTACATCTGTTGCATTACTATAAGCACCTGCATCTTGAATTCTTTTTTCATAATAAAAATTTATAACATCTCCGTTTTGAGTAGAGCTTGGAGTCAAATAAATTGTTATTAAAACATGGTCAATGAATCTTT